TCCAGCCTTTCATATGTCTGCTACAGAAGCCAGCTTTGTGAAGTATGGTCTTAATTGTTTTCTTGCTACCAAAGTTTTATGGTTTAATCAATTCTATGATGTAGTAGAAAAGTTTGGTGGAAATTTCGGTCATATAGTAAATGCTATTGGTACAGATCCACGTATTGGGACATCACACACTAGAGCGCCAGGCTTTGATGGTAAACGTGGTTATGGTGGTGCTTGTTTCCCAAAAGATACATCCGCGTTTAATACTTTTTCAAACCAAGAGTTTAGCGTTTTAAACGAGGTTATTCGTGCAAATAATGAATATAGAAAAGAGTATGAAAAAGATTCTCGTGAGCTAGAGCAAAACGTAAGCTATGCTTGAATTATTAATATATGCTATTTGTATATATCTGATAATAATATTACTACAGATTTTATTTAAACCACTAATTGCAATATTAGTAATTTTTATTACACTATTTTTATTAGAAAAATATGATATTTTTTATATACATCTATTGTAATTTGGTTTATAATATATAAATTAATACTATACAGAGGAGTATTGTATGTCAATTATGGACAAACTCAAGAAGAATTCAAAACTATCCCACACATCGATTCTTTCTGAGTCTAAATTTTTTACTGAAAAAGATATGGTTCCAACAGATGTCCCTATGATTAATGTTGCACTATCTGGTTCGGTAGATGGTGGGTTAGCCCCAGGTCTTACAGTTCTTGCGGGACCTTCTAAACACTTTAAAACTTCCTTTGCCTTACTTATGGCAGCTGCCTATTTAAAGGCATATCCAGATGCAGTAATGCTATTCTATGATTCAGAGTTTGGATCACCTCAGAGTTATTTTGAACAATTCGGTGTTGATACATCTCGTGTTCTTCATACACCAATTACTAATGTTGAAGAATTAAAATTTGACTTAATTGGTCAACTAGAAGAATTAGATAGAAACGATAAAGTTGTGGTTGTTATTGATTCTATTGGTAACTTAGCATCAAAGAAAGAATTAGAAGACGCTAAGAATGAAAAGTCTGTAGCAGATATGTCTCGTGCAAAAGCACTTAAAGGCTTATTCCGTATGAGTACACCATATCTTGCTATGAAGAATATTCCACTTATTGCAGTAAATCATACATATCAAGAGATTGGTTTATTTCCTAAAGCTATTGTATCTGGCGGAACTGGTATATACTATAGTGCAGATAATATTTGGATTATTGGTCGCCAACAAGATAAGAAAGGTACCGAGATTCAAGGTTATCACTTTGTGATTAATGTGGAGAAATCACGATATGTTAAAGAAAAGTCAAAGATTCCTATTACTGTGTCTTGGGAAGGTGGTGTCAAGTCTTATTCTGGCTTGCTCGATTGTGCTCTTGCTGGTGGTTATGCTGTTAAGCCTTCCAATGGCTGGTATGCTACTGTTGATCAATCTTCTGGAGAAGTTGGACCTAAAGTTCGGTACGATGGAACTCTTGATAAGTCCTTCTGGGATCCGATCTTTGCTGAAACGGATTTTAAAGATTTCCTAAAGAAGCAATATAGCATCGGTCATCAGTCTCTTGTTGAAATGGATGAAATTGTGGTTGAAGAGTAATGGGCAAGTATGTAGAAAATAAAGATTACGAATTAATATCAGATGAAAATATTAATGAAGTATGGAATGTTAGAATACTTGAAGGAGAGTTTAACGAGGTTGTAATTCGTTATGGTTCTATTCGTATTGATGGTAAGACTCCAGAAAATGACGAAGAACTGGATTTACATTTTGACTTTGAAGTTATCTCAGCACCAGATGAAGACCTTACGGCAGAAGATATTGGTTTACAATTAGCTGCGGGTGATTTATTATATAGTATATTAGAATCTTCCATAGAAAACAAAGAAGAAATCCATTTAAAAGAGGTGTAAATTTGAACACTAATATAGAACAAGTTGTTCTTAAAAATATTCTTACTAACGAAAAATATATGCGAAAGGTTCTTCCCTTCGTAAAACCCGATTACTTTGAAGGTGTCTATAAGATGCTATTCAAACAAGCAGGTATGTTTGTTGCAAAGTATAATAAACTTCCGACAGCGGAAGCATTTAAGATTGAAATTGATCAGGCTGATAATTATAATGATGAACAGTATAGACATGCTGTTGAAATTATTCCTAGTTTATTTGAAGAAGAAGCGTCTGATGAAACTTGGTTAAATGATACTACAGAAAAATGGTGTCAAGACCGTGCTTTATATAATGCTGTTATGGAATCAATCTCCATCATTGATGGCAAACATCAGAGTTTAACAAAAAATGCTTTACCGGATATTCTCACGAAAGCGCTCGGCGTCTCGTTCGACCCCAACATCGGTCACGACTATATTGAAAACTTTGAAGAGCGATTTGAATTCTACCACCGTGACGAAGAAAGATTACCTTTCGATCTTGACTACTTTAACAAGATTACAAAGGGAGGTATTCCAAACAAAAGTCTTAATGTCTGTCTTGCTGGTACTGGTGTTGGTAAATCTTTATTTATGTGTCACTGTGCTGCTGCTAATCTAAATCAAGGTAAGAATGTTTTATATCTTACTATGGAAATGGCAGAAGAAAGAATAGCAGAACGGATCGATGCAAACTTACTTGACGTACCAATTGACCAGCTAGAATATCTCAGTAAAGAGATGTTTGCAGAACGAGTCAGGGGTCTTTCATCTAAAACAAATGGTAAACTTATTATTAAAGAATATCCGACTGGATCAGCTCACGCTGGTCACTTTCGTGCTTTATTAAATGAGTTAAAATTAAAGAAATCATTTGAACCTGATATCATTTATATTGATTATTTGAATATCTGTTCTTCAAGTAGAATGAAAGGAATGGGTGGTGCAATTAACTCATACAATTACATTAAAGCAATTGCTGAAGAACTACGAGGTCTTGCGGTGGAGTTTGACTTACCGATCGTTACTGCAACGCAGACGACTAGGTCTGGTTATAGTAACTCGGATATTGGGCTTGAAGATACGTCCGAGTCTTTTGGATTACCCGCTACCGCAGACCTCATGTTCGCCCTTATCTCTACAGAAGAACTTGAGGGAATGGGACAACTCGCAGTCAAACAATTAAAGAATAGATATAATGATCCTACATATAAGAAGCGGTTTGTGATTGGTATAGATAGATCAAAGATGAGATTATTTGATGCTCATGAAGGCGAGCAAACATTAATAGATGATACTCCAGTATTTGATAAAACAAATAATGGTATAAATGCAAAGAAATTTGAAGGTTTTAAATTATAAGGAATTAAATCATGGCTAAAAGTAAAGGCGGAAAATCAAGTGGGAATGTTTCTCAGGGCATTCATTCAAATGTAAGTAAAACTATTCGTAAAGAAATGCGAAGAGATTACCTTAATTCACAGATGCGAGTATTAAATCAACAAAAGGCTTTACGTCAAGGTAAAGACATTGTTATGACAATTGAAAATCCAAATAAAGCAGAAACAAATAAACCTTTTATTCGTCAGAGAATTTCTGGTAAATCATACATTGATTATATGAAAAATAAAACCTATGTTATGAAAGAAGTACAATGAGCGAGAATACATACTATTGTACAATGAAGGGGTTACTACCGGCATTTTTAGTTATAGTTTTTATTATTATCGGCATACCAATTCTTGCACTTATGGCTATGGTCGGGCTTGAAGAGTATGCTCGCTATTGTAATATGAGCTGGTTGCCTTGTTTTGGTATTAGCCGATGACTGATTATAATAATGATGAATTTAAAGCCTGCTACAATAAAGTTATAAATGCGGTAAATAGTATGGTAGAAAATAATAATGAACCTTTGATGATTGCAGCCGTTCTTACAACAACAGGGTTAAGTTTATATCGGTCTTTATTACCTGAAGAAGATTATGATAAAATGCTAGAAGTTATGGTTGAATTTAAAGATGATATTAATTCATATCAACATAGAGGATATTTAAATTGAAAGTTAGATTATTGGCATATAGCCAACCGATGAAACATGTGCACTCTGGAGAGCCAGGGATTATGGGTTTAGATAATATTCAAGATCTGATTGCATATTGCGCTAGAGTATCAAATCCCGGCAACCAAGCCAATACTAAAACAACACCAAAGCTTTTATCATATTTAATTAAACATAAGCATTGGTCTCCATTTGAAATGGCTTCAGCCACAATGGAGATTGAGACTACAAGAGACATTGCTCGTCAGTTTCTTCGGCATAGATCATTTTCTTTCCAAGAGTTTTCACAGAGATATGCTGATCCAAATGATATGGGAGAAGCATTTGTTATTCGTGAAGCCAGACTTCAAGACGAAAAGAATCGGCAGAATAGTATAAAGAATGATGATACTGCACTTGAAGCTTGGTGGCATGCACAGCAACAGTTTATGATTGATCATACTAAAAGAATATATAAAGAAGCAAGAGAAAGGGGTATTGCAAAAGAACAAGCAAGAGCCATTTTACCAGAAGGTAATACGGTTTCTCGTTTATATGCGAATGGTACTATTAGATCATGGATTCATTATATTGAGCTACGTTCAGCAAACGGAACTCAACAAGAACATATGGATCTGGCAATAGAAACTGCAAAAGCAATTGCTCAGATTTATCCTTCAGTAGAAAATTTTATTCAAGAGGAGTAGACCAATGGGAAGAAAACTTTCAACTTATTATTCGGATCACGGAAAGGGTTACTGTGA